TGTACACCACAATGTTTTCAAGTTCTACAATGATGTAAGGGGTAGACAAAAAAGTGGCAAGTCTTTTTTTAAAGACGACCTATTCTTTATTGAGCCTGACCAATTCTTTATGTATAAGCACAACTCTACGTGGAACGCCTATGATAGGTACTGCTTTGTAAAGCCAATTCCTACAACTGAAAGCTATATCAAGAAGCCTTTCTCAGAGGAGCCTCTGATGGGCATAATGAAGTACCCTAACGAATACTTATTAGAGAAAGGGGTAAAGTCAGGTGACATGGTTTGCTTCTCTCCTGACAGCGAATATGAGTTCACAGTGGATGATGAAAAGCTATATAGAATGTATGACCATCAAATAACAATGAAATTATGAATCTAATTACATTTGAAAATGTATTAAAAGACCCTGTTGCTTATGTTGAGGATATACACAAGCATGAATTTCAAGACATAGCAGATGGTCACAATACTTTTAATAATATTCAATTAAGAGATGACAATGATGAGTTTGCTAACTATGTCCTTGAGCTATTCCCTGACTTCAGAGTAAATATAAATTTTATCAGGAAGTCACCATTCAATCAACAAGAGCCAAATTTTATCCATACAGATGAAATGATGGGAGATATTACCTGCATTTTATATTTAAATGAAGAGGCTCCTAATATGGACGGTACTACAATTTATGATAACAACAACAAGCCATTACTTACAATGTACTCTAAGTTTAACCTAATGATAGCATTTGATTCAGGCTCTCCACACTCAAGAAACATTTTTGAGAACTTTGGCTTAGGTGAACAAGCTAGATTAGTTCAAGTTATATTTTTAAATAGCAATGAATAACGACACCAAAGACATAAAACTAAGGATTATTAAAGCAGGATACAAGGCTGTATCACACCTTATTAAAGTAGCTGAGGAAGATATTATTAACTTAGATGGTGATGATTTGTCTGCAGATAAAATGAAGAATGCTGCAGCAGCTAAGAAGTTAGCTATCTTTGATGCGTTTGAGATACTAAATAGAATAGAGTTAGAAAAGGAAAACCTTGACGCTATAGATCAAGGAGTAAGTAGAATAGATACAAAACAAGGATTTGCGGAAAGAAAATCAAAATAGTATTTTATACGAGGTAATAGAGGACTATATACCTGCAACTGAGATTTCTAAGAAAAATAGAAGTGATGCGTGGGCTTATGGCTATAATGACCAATATAATATAGTTGTTATCTCAAAGACCGGACAGATAGGACAAATAATTAATATCAGTGGGCTACTTATTGCCCTTCCACCTGAACCACCTAAGTGTCTACAAAGACACACTGCTAAAGCTGAGCAGCATTGGGAGCGTAAACAAGTTCCACAAGAGCTCTCAAAAATACAGTCCATATTCCAATGGAATGAAAAACATAAAGACTTTAAAGCTAAATGGGTAGACTATATTGAGCAAGAGTTTGATTACAGAGAACAAGGCTTTTGGTTCATGAACAATGGCATTAAGACTTACATTACAGGCTCTCATTATATGTACCTGCAGTGGAGTAATATTGACGTAGGATACCCTGATTTTCGTGAAGCCAATCGTATCTATTGGATATTTTGGGAAGCCTGCAAAGCTGATATACGTTCATTTGGTATTATCTACCTAAAGATTAGACGTTCAGGATTTTCATTTATGTCATCATCTGAATGTATCAACATTGGTACATTAGCACGCAATGCAAGAGTTGGCATACTATCAAAGACAGGTGCTGATGCTAAGAAGATGTTTACCGACAAGGTAGTACCAATAAATAGCAGACTACCTTTCTTTTTTAAACCTGTAATGGATGGTATGGACAAGCCTAAAACAGAACTGTCATTCAGGATTCCTGCATATAAAATTACTAAAAAGAATATGTATGACCCTGATAATATAGAGGTAGATGGTCTTGATAGCTCTATAGATTGGAAGAATACAGAAGACAACTCCTATGATGGTGAGAAGTTACTTTTCTTAGCACATGACGAAATAGGAAAATGGACAAAACCTGTAAACATTAAAGAGAATTGGCGTATTGTAAAGACTTGCCTTCGCTTAGGTAGTAAAATTATTGGTAAATGTATGGCAGGGTCTACCTCAAATGCATTATCAAAAGGAGGTCAGAACTTTAAAGACCTATACGAAGACTCTAATTTAAGCATCAGAAGTGGTAATGGTCAAACTAAAAGTGGATTGTATTCTTTATTTATTCCTATGGAATGGAATATGGAGGGCTTTATTGATAAGTATGGAATGCCTGTCTTTAGAAAACCTTTTGAGCCTGTAATGGGTGTTGACCAACAATGGATAAAAAATGGAGCTGTTGATTATTGGGAGGCTGAAGTAGACTCATTAAAGAATGATGCTGATGCATTAAACGAATTTTACCGTCAGTTTCCAAGGACAGAATCTCATGCTTTTAGGGATGAGAGTAAGCAGGCTTTATTTAATCTAACTAAGTTATATCAACAGATAGATTACAATGATGCTATGATTAAAGCACATTACCTTACTCGTGGGTCATTCTCATGGAAGGATGGCATAAAAGATACTCAAGTTATATGGACTCCTGATGCACGAGGAAGATTTAATATAAGTTGGGCTCCTCCTAAGCACATGCAAAATAATATACATTTACGTAATGGTATTAAGTATCCGGGTAATGAGCACCTTGGGTCTTTTGGTTGTGACTCCTATGACATCTCAGCAGTAGTTGGTGGACGTGGATCAAATGGTGCACTGCACGGTATGACTAAGTTCCACATGGATGATGCTCCTATTAATGAGTTTTTTTTAGAATATGTAGCTAGACCACAGACAGCAGAGATATTTTTTGAAGAAGTGTTGATGGCATGCATATTTTATGGTATGCCTATCTTAGTGGAGAATAATAAGCCAAGACTTTTATATCATATTAAAAACAGGGGGTACAGGGGTTACTCAATCAATAGACCTGACAAGCAAATATCTAAGTTAACAAAAACAGAAAAGGAGCTTGGAGGCATACCAAATACATCTGAAGATGTTAAACAATCGCATGCATCCGCAATAGAGTCTTATATAGAGAAGTTCATAGGATTTGACTTAGAAGGTAAATATAGAGACCCTGAAGAAATGGGAACAATGCCATTTACAAGGACACTTGAGGATTGGTCAAAATTTGATATGAATGATAGAACAAAATTTGATGCCTCTATTAGTTCAGGATTATGTATAATGGCTAATCAAAAACATCTATATATGGCTGAGAAAAAAGAATCAAAATTAATTATTAACTTTGGTAAATATCAAAATGAAGGCACAATAAGTCAATTAGTTAGATGAAGAATATAGCAATACAAATTAACGCAACTTCGTTTCCGAGTCAATTAGCTACTGATGCTGAGAAAGCATCTGATGAATTTGGATTACAGATTGGGCAAGCTATCCAATATGAGTGGTTCCGAAAAGATGGAAGCTCTTGTAGATACTATAGTCAATGGAGAGATTTTCGTAGATTAAGGCTATACGCAAGAGGTGAGCAGCCTATTGGGAAATATAAAAATGAACTTGCTGTAGATGGAGATTTGTCTTATCTAAATCTTGATTGGACTCCTGTGCCTATAATCCCTAAATTTGTAGATATTGTTGTTAATGGAATGTCTGATAGACTATTCAGGGTAAAGGCATATGCACAAGATGCAATGTCTCAATCTAAAAGGAGTAAGTATCAGGATGAATTAGAGTCACAAATGATTTCTAAAGACATCTTAACAACCATTAAAGATAAAACAGGTGTCAACGCATTTACTATAGACCCTGATAAGTTGCCTGAGAATGATGAGGAATTGTCATTGTATATGCAGCTTAATTTTAAGCCTGCCATTGAGATTGCTGAAGAAGAAGCTATTAATACAATATTTGATGAAAACCATTATGAAGATATTCGTAAAAGAATAGACTATGATGTTACAGTTATTGGTATAGGTGTTTCAAAGCATGAGTTTCTGCAAGGAACAGGTGTAAAATTATCATATGTAGACCCTGCTAATATTGTTTACAGCTATACAGAAGACCCTTATTTTAAAGATTGCTTCTATTGGGGAGAAATTAAAACAATTCCTGTTTTAGAGTTAATGAAGATTGATCAAAGTCTTACAAAAGAAGACCTACAGGAAGTCACTCAATACAGCCAATCGTGGTACGACTATTATAATGTAGCACAGTTTTATGAGAACAGTATGTTCAATCGTGATACGTGCACACTATTATACTTTAATTATAAGACTACCAAAAAAGTTGTCTATAAAAAGAAAAACCTTGAAGGAGGTGGCTCTCGTGTTATTGAAAAAGATGACACCTTTAATCCTCCAAATGAAATGATGGAGGAAGGTAACTTTGAGAAGATAGAAAAGACTATTGATGTTTGGTATGAAGGCATTATGGTAATGGGTACTAGCATGCTATTACAATGGAAGATGTCTGAGAATATGGTTCGTCCTAAGTCAGCATCTCAACATGCACTACCAAATTATGTTGCTTGTGCTCCACGTATGTATAAAGGTGTTATTGAGTCTCTATGCAGAAGGATGATACCATTTGCTGACTTAATTCAAATAACTCACTTAAAATTACAACAAGTAATTGCAAGAGTTGTTCCTGATGGTGTATTTATTGATGCCGATGGATTAAATGAGATTGACTTAGGAACCGGTAATGCATATAATCCTGAAGATGCACTTAGATTATACTTCCAAACAGGTAGTGTAATTGGACGTAGCTTTACTCAAGATGGTGACTTTAATAATGCAAGAGTTCCTATAACTCAACTGTCATCTAACTCAGGTGCAGGTAAAACACAGATGTTGATTACTAACATGAACCACTACATTGATATGATTAGGTCCGTAACAGGTCTTAACGAAGCAAGAGATGGTTCAAGTCCTGACCCTAATGCATTAGTAGGACTTCAAAAACTAGCAGCATTAAATTCAAATACAGCTACAAGGCATATACTTGATGGTTCTTTATACGTATATCGTTCAATAGCAGAGGCTTTAACTTATAGAGTTGCAGATATTTTAGAATATTCTGACTTTAAAGATGAGTTTGCTAATCAGATTGGAAAATATAATGTATCTATACTAGAGGAAATTAAAGACCTTTATATTTATGACTTTGGTATATTTATTGAGGTATCACCCGATGAAGAACAGAAATCACAGCTTGAAGCTAATATACAAATGGCATTGTCTAAAGGAGATATTAACCTTGAAGATGCAATTGACATTCGTGAGATTCGTAACATTAAAATGGCTAATCAGTTATTGAAAATGAAACGTATTAAAACTCAAGACCGTGAAGAAAAAATGGCTATGCAGAAACAAGCCATGATTGCTCAACAGCAATTAAAGTCTCAAGAGATGGCATCTCAGGTTGCTATGCAGAAGATTGAGATGGAAACAAGGTCTAAAATGCAGATTAAACAAGCAGAAGTAGCATTCGATATTCAGAAGATGGAGAAAGAAGCTGAGATGAAGTCTTATTTAATGCGTGAAGAGTTTGACTATAATATGCAACTGCATGGAATGGAGGTCAATAATTTAAATAAAAGAGATCAAGATAAAGAAAGTGCTAAATCAAATAGGATTAGTCAGCAAAATAGCGAGCAATCTAAATTGATTAATCAAAGAAAGAACAATCTACCTCCAATGAGTTTCGAATCAAATGAAGATAGTATGGACGGATTTGATTTAGCTCAATTTGAGCCTCGTTAAAATATAAAAAGTTTTGCATAAGTTTGTATAAATAAATTAAATCAAATAAAATGGAATTGAAAGTTAGATCACTTGATATAATTGAACCTAAGAGTGTTCAAGAAATAGAATCACAGTTGCTTGATAAACATGAAGAATCATTAATTCAAGATAGTAATCAAGAATTAGAAATTGTAAATGTATCACAAGAGATAACTGAACCTGCTTCATATAATTTAAAAGATGAAGACGTTCTTTCATATATTGGTAAAAGATATAATAAGCAGATTAACTCATTAGATGATTTAGTTGCTGAACGTGAAAACGCAGAGCCACTTCCTGAAGATGTAGCTGCTTACATGAAATATAAGAAGGATACAGGGCGTGGGTTTGAAGATTTTATTAAGTTAAAGAAAGACTTTGATTTAATGCCACCTGACCAACTTCTTAAAGAGTATCTTACATCTACTCAAGAAGGTCTTGATAGTGACGATATAGAGTCATTGATGGATGATTATAGGTTTGATGAAGATTTAGATGATGAGTCAACTATTAAAAAAATAAAGATTACAAAAAAGAAAGTTATTGCCGAAGCTAAAAAATATTTTAATTCTCAGAAGGAGAAATACAAGATGCCACTTGAGTCAAGTTTGGCATCTATCCCCAATGAAGAGAAGGAAATATATGAAAGCTATAAACAATATACACAACAGGCGAGGACTATAGAGGAGGAAAACAATCGTAAACGTCAATGGTTTGACCAAAAGACGAATGATGTTTTTAATGGAGAATTCAAAGGTTTTGAGTTTAATATTAATGACAAGAAATTCACGTTTGCTCCGGGTGATACAAGTGAGTTGAAAAAAAGCCAATCAACACCACAAAACTTTATTAATAAGTTTTTGGATGATCAAGGTTTAATGAAAGACGCATCAGGTTATCATAGGTCTTTGTCAATAGCAATGCATCCTGATAAATTTGCTAAGTTTTTTTATGACCAAGGGATGTCTGACGCAACAGATGATGTTACTCGTAAAATCAAGAACATCAATATGTCTGATCGTAGGGCTCCTGAAGTTAGCAAAATGACTGATGGAATACAGGTAAAAGCGGTAAATCCCGACTCAGGGAGAAGCCTGAGAATCCGTAGTATTAAAAGATTTTAACCTTAAAAAAATAAAAAAATGGCAAGTGCATTATTAAGCAGCCCCACCTACGCCCTGCAGCCTGCTGCAGAGCAAGTGGCGTTACAGACAAACTACATTACCAACTTTGACTTCTTGAATCAGTATCTTCCTGATACCTATGAAAAAGAATTTGAGCGTTATGGTAATCGTACAATAGCATCTTTCTTACGTATGGTAGGAGCAGAGATGCCGTCTAACTCTGACCAAATTAAATGGGCAGAACAAGGACGTTTACACATTAAATACACAAGTTGTACTTCAGCAGCAGCAGCAACATCAAATACAGCAACTTTTACAGTAGCTGACACAGGTGTTACTTACATTGCTATCCGTGTTGGACAAACTTTGATGATTCAAAACAATTCATCAGGTGTTTTCAACAAGGCTATTGTAACTGCAGTTCCTTCAGCAACTACTTTTACAGTAGCTTACTATGAGACTACAGGTCAAGCATTTGCAGTTTCTACAGCTTGTACCGTATTTATTTACGGTTCTGAGTTCAAGAAAGGAACTAACGGAATGGTGGGTTCTTTGGAATCAGAAGACAGTATTTTCTCTAACAACCCAATTATCATCAAAGATAAGTATGCGGTTAACGGTTCTGACATGGCTCAAATCGGATGGGTTGAAGTAACTACTGAGAATGGTGCTACAGGA